CTCGTAAATCGCTTGAGCGTGGTAGTAGGGGTACTTGTGCAATAGACGGTTGCTACCAGTGTAGAACTACTTAGTGTTCAACATCTTAGTGATGTCTCGGACCATATAAAGGTCGGGCAACGTCCATTTAGAACAAAACATGAAGTCATCGAAGACAGATGTCTTGATCTCTTTTATGCACTAACCTATGCCGACGGTGCCGTCTTTGGTTTGTGATGTGCACTCCCGTATGTATGGTGTGATGTCTTTGCTACTCCAGATGACTAGGTCGTCACCAGCGGCGATGAGACTACAAGAATCATCAGACCAAGGAGTGAGAACACCCGACATGTGTAGGTACATGTAACCGTACAACATGCTAGCAACAGTGTTGCGGAGCGTGGTGTAAGGATCTCCACTACAAGTACACCCCTAAACTTCGAGATAAAGGTAATCTAGCCAAGGCTTGGACATCGAGCGCTTACCGGGGTAATTGTTGTAGAAACACGCAAGCGTCTTCTCATCCCAGGGTGAATTATTAATGCCTGGCAAACAGACAAATAGAACATTGACATGGTCTTAGGCATCTTGAAGCCACGACTCGACGAACCCACTTATGTCAGCGCAATTGCGCGTGAAGAAACTGTTCTACGGCAAGTCCCTGTGGAATAGCTATGCAAGCATATGGTAGAGTCGGTCGTCAACTATCTTCATGAGGGAAATATGTTGGGTTGACTCGAAAGCTGAGCCATCCATGGAATGACATATGTGTTTCTCATTAACATTATTGATGAGGAAGTCTCTAAGGCCATCCTTTGTGTAAGCTTGTATGTAGCCTGGCATATTCTTTCTAAGGGCTTCATGAGCTATATTTTATAGGTAAGTGGCTGCCCCATGTTTGTTAGAAGAGCCGGGACAGATGTTACGTGGTCTGTCATCCCCTGGCATGTCTTGGTCCTCTGGCAACACGTCTACATAGTAGACTTCGCCTCCCTTACTTATTGCCTCGTAACAGCCTTTCCTGACTTTACAAGCGTTAACTTCACCTACCATAGTCCAATAGTAGTCACGTTTCTTTGCTTCTGAGTAGTTGCGAGTCAATAGCCACTAAGTGGGATCGAAGGATTTCGCGTAAAGAGACAGGTCATCATCCTACATGACCTTCACTGTGAGCTGCTCAAAGAACCTAGCAGC